CCTCAGCCTTCTTGGCAGCAGCAGCAGCAGCTTCTTCCTCAGCCTTCTTGGCAGCAGCAGCAGCAGCTTCTTCCTCAGCCTTCTTGGCAGCAGCAGCAGCAGCCGCTTCTTCCTCAGCCTTCTTGGCAGCAGCAGCTTCTTCCTCAGCCTTCTTTGTGGCAGCAGCAGCAGCTTCTTCCTCAGCCTTCTTTGTGGCAGCAGCAGCAGCTTCTTCCTCAGCCTTCTTTGTGGCAGCAGCAGCAGCTTCTTCCTCAGCCTTCTTGGCAGCAGCAGCAACCATCTTTTCATCAGAAATAGTAAATATATTCTGTATAATTCCAATCAAACTAGTAATATCATTTTTTGTCCGTTTTATCGTCTCTGCCTTTCGTTTTGATAAAAATTGTCTGGTAGCGTTTGCAATGTTCGTCTCTGCTGAGATTGCTTTTTCCATAATTTGCGCTTTATAATTTGTTGAAATTCCACTATTACAATCATTTCCCGCATCATTTTCGTCAACGTTAATGCCAATTATTTTCAGTTGATTATCAACAGTTTTCATAGTAATCTTTAAATTTTTATTCTGACTAAGATTGTCCATGGTTGATAACATATTTGATATTTTTGATTCGTCAACATCAATCGGTTTAATGCTGGTGTCATTCGTAGTATCAATGTTATACAATTTATAATCACCATCACAAAAGCCAAAATAAAATACAAATGTAGAATTTGGGTGTTGTTTTATAAATGGTATATATTGTCCAATAGTACCAAATGTACCACTTCCGTTACTCATATAGATATATATTACAAATACTAAAAAATTGAATAACTAAATTAATTTCTATTAAAGTAACAAACAATACAATAATCATAATGAATTATAAAATAGAAGCACCACCAATGAAAAGGAATAACATTTTGGTGTTTGATGTAGAAACAACCGGTCTATTGCCAAGAAAACCAAGAGGGTCAATTGCACCTATTCCGATATCAGAATATCCTCATATAATCCAATTGAGTTTTGCATTATATGATGTCAATAACAAATCATTAATCCGTTCTTATGATTCTTATGTGAAAATAGAGAAGACGGTTGTAATCGGTGAGTATGTATCTAAACTAACTGGAATAACAAATGAAATCTGTAATAATAAAGGTAATGATATAATGGATGTCCTAAAAAACTTACACGATGCATACACAGAATGTGATGTTATAGTGGCACATAATATAGATTTTGACGAAAAGATGGTATTAGTAGAAATAGAGCGAAATCGTGAACAAATAATTAACAAAGCACCAGAATGTATGACGCTATTCAATAAATTATATGAACAAGTGAATGGACTAACTAGATATTGCACAATGCGCAAGGGAACAACATTGTGTAATATAATGTCAACAACAAGTGTGGCTGGAAGACCACCAAGTTTGAAGTGGCCCAAACTGGTAGAATTGTATGCAAAGCTATTCACGGGTGAAATTGTTGATGGAATGCATAACTCAATGGTAGATGTTCTGGCTTGTCTTCGTTGTTATCTTCAAATGAGACATAATTCAGATATTGGATATTTGACACTGGAATACAAATAAACACATAAAAAAATGTATATAATGTATTTTTTATCAAACCTTAGAAATTTGAAATACTAATTTCTATGCAGAACACATCTCACATACTTCATCTTCTTCAATGATACCCGCGGATTGTTTTTTTTCAGGTTCAATCGTGAATTGTTGCGCTTGGTGTCTGGCGCGACGTCTCAAATAATACATGCCCGTCTTTAACCCTTTACTCCACGAATGAAAATGCATAGAGGTTAGATTAGAATAATTAGGGTCTTCAATCCATAGGTTCAAACTTTGACTTTGGCAAATAAATGCACCACGATCAGCAGCCATATCAATAATGCTACGCATTGGCAATTCCCATACCGTCTTGTATTTTTCTTTTAATTCAGGAGGGATAACATCAATATTCTGGACACTCCCATTATTTGCAATAATGGCATTTTTGATTTTTTCATTCCAAAGGTCTAATTCAATTAAGTCGTTCATTAAATATTTGTTAGTTAGAATAAACTCACCTGCAATAGTACGGCGATTATAAATATTACTTGTAATAGGTTCAATACATTCATTATAACCTAAAATTTGTGAAGTGGAAGCTGTGGGCATTGGTGCAACAAGTAATGAATTACGAATACCATGCATCATAATATCTTCTTTCAACTGAGACCAGTTATACCTTTGTTCATGTTCAGACGGATCAACATCCCACATATCAAATTGTAGAATACCATTACTTACAGGGGATCCATTAAACGTTTCATAAGGTCCATCACATCTTGCAAGAACAAATGATTGGGTTAGTGCAGCATGATAAATGGTTTCAAAAATTTTTTTGTTTATTTTTCTGGCTTCTTCGCATGTAAATGGAATATTTAATAACATAAATACATCAGCTAAACCTTGGACACCAATACCAATGGGTCTATGACGCATATTACTTCGCTTTGTTTTATCAGTTGGGTAAAAGTTGACATCAATGATTTTGTTTAGATTATAGGTAACTGTTTGTGCAACAGTATGTAATTTATCATAATCAAAAATTTTATTAGATGAACCATCGTCAGCATCTTTGATAAATGCTGGAAGAGCGATACTAGCAAGATTACATACAGCGGTTTCGTCTTCATCCGAATATTCGGTGATTTCACAACAAAGATTGGATGATTTGATGGTGCCAAGATTTTTTTGATTGCATTTGTTATTTACGGCATCTTTATAAAGTAAATAGGGAGTACCTGTTTCCATTTGAGCATCTAATACACGGAACCATAGATCTCTTGCTTTCATTGTGCGTCTACCTTTTCCAGCTTTTTCATAAAATGTATATAATTGTTCAAATTCATCACCATAAACATCTGATAAACCAGGACATTCATCCGGACACATTAATGTCCAATCCGCATTTGCTTTGATACGTTCCATAAATAAATCGGGTGTCCATAGTGCATAAAACAAATCTCTTGCTTTTAAATCTTCATCACCGTGATTTTTTCTCATTTCTAAAAACATCTCAATGTCTGCGTGCCAGGGTTCTAAGTACATAGCGAAGCTTCCGTTACGCTTTCCACCACCTTGATCGACGTATTTTGCAGTGTGATTAAATACACGTAACATAGGAACAATCCCATTTGATTCGCCATTTGTTCCACGAATATGACTACCAGATGCACGTATATTATGAATATGTAAACCAATACCACCAGCCCATTTGGAAATAAGAGCACAATCTTTGAGTGTGTTATAAATACCGTCAATACTATCATTTTCCATAGCAAGTAAGTAACAAGATGATAATTGTGGATGTGGTGTTCCAGCATTAAAAAGTGTAGGAGTTGCATGAGTAAAATATTTCTGTGACATTAATTCATAAGTTTCAACAATACGATTGTAATTATCTCCATGAATTCCGACTGCGACACGTAACCACATATGTTGTACCCGTTCAACAATTTTTTTATCAATTCGCATTAAATATGCACGTTCTAATGTTTTAAATCCGAAATAATCAATTAGATATTCACGGTTATAATTAATGATGTTATCAAGTTTATTTGTTACAAAATGACAGCCCTCAATTTTTTCATCATATAAAATAATAGTATTATAGAGTTCTTCTGATACAAGGGGGGAATGTTTACCATGTTTATCTTTATAAAAGTATAATTTTTTCATTGTGTCAGAAAAACATGAAGACGTATTTTTCATATGATTTGATATAATAATACGACCAGCAAGTGTGCTATAATCAGGATGAACTGATGACATAGATGCACATTGTTCAGCAGATAATTCATCTATTTTAGTAGTAGATATATTATTATATAATTGGTCAATTACTTTCATAACTAGTGCAGTATAATTAATTTTTATATTGGCTTCCATACCAATCTTTTTTATCCTATTCAAAATTTTATCAAAAGAAACAATTTCTTGTTTGCCAGACCGTTTCGTTACATACATTTCTTCATCTATAAGAGAATTTTGCATTGCATTAGACATATCAACCGACATATTATTAGTAAATGATATATATTACTGTCTATATCATTTACTAAACTAAAAATCCAATTTGATTAAACAAATTTTTTTAGTATCTGGTATATTTTGTATCGTATGGACACCAGATATGTCATTCGTTTCCACAAAAACTTTGGGAATTCGTTTTTTTGCAGCTCGGTGTTCATACCCGGTAGTTCGTTCTTGAATAATAATATCCCATACCTCTTTTATTTTAGGCGCTGCCTTCATAAACCACTCTTGATTTCTTTCTATAAGAACACATGAGAATTGGTCAACATACCAATATATAGTAGTAAACAAAACTAACCCTTCGGTTGATGCAGATATTTTTGCATTCGTAATCCATTCGTGAATACTATTATAATTAAGTTCATTATCAATTGGCATATATTTATATATAGGGTCATCATTAGTATCCATGTCTCGTTTTATAAAATGTAATATAATGCCTTTATGACTTTGGTTGGTATCTTCATAGAATGCTTTTTCGGTTGGATATTCTAATATTCGTGTTTCTACAAAATCACATTTATCTAAATCGCATGTTTCCATTTGTATTTGTGTCTGTATCCAATAATCTTCTTTGGGAATACCTGTTATTTCCCGATTTACTATATTTTTAATCTCTAACATACGTCCAAACCGATCACTTGACGGATCAATATTAATTCCATCAGGAGATGCACCGATACATGGTATTGTGGGATGTTGAATACATCCGAATTCTCCGATTTTAGTTTGATACATATTTTCATACAACATAACAGTTACCGGTTCATATTTCACACCCCAATGCATTGGTGAATTTACATTTGTTATTCGTACTTCTGATGGTCCAAGTGTAATAGATTTACATTTTTCATATATTAAACTGTTTATTTGAGACTGACTTCCAAATACTTTCCATAAATTACTTGCAGTAATTAATCCATTACGAAATTCATACCATTCCGGTGTTCGTTGTTCCGGTTGTGGCAATGATTTCAAATAATCTATTTGTTCAGATAAAATGTTTATTTCTGATTGATCAAGTTTATCTAATGTATTAATAGTATATGGTATAGAACGTTGAGGTATTCCACATAAAATAGAATATGTTTCCATAACCCCTTCAACCAGTTCTAATATCTCATCATAATGTTCTTCTTCACATATATCTGCATCTTCCCATTCTGTATATAGAATATCAGTAACATATTTACAAATATTGGAATAAAATGTCGGCGTTGATAATTGTATTAAGTTATTTTGAAAGCATTCGTGTATTAAATCGTATATATCATTTATTATTTCAATGTAATCATCTTCACCGATATCATCAAGTGTAAATGGGTCATAATAAGAATATTCACTATTGGTATCTGATATACATTCACTATTGGTATCTGAAATTATATTACTGGTATCAGTATCACTATACGCAGATGACCAATTATAATCTGTATCAGAATCTTCCATTTAATTTATAATAAAATATTATTTCTATATAATTTATTATATAATCCTTAGATAATAACGCTCATTCAATTTTGCGATGAATCAATATCGTCTTTTTCAGTAACACGTTTTGGTGTTAAAGATTTTAATGTAGATACACGCTTGGTGTCTATTATGCGAAGTGTAAAACTATGTGAATTAGAATTAAAATGTAAAGCGGGAATTGATGTTATTTGCCCCTTTTCTTTATTATAGACAACATCCTTTGTTTTTTTTAATTTGTTTTTTTCAAGACAATCTACAAAAAATGTCTTCAATGCCTTGACATCTTTTATTGGATATTTATGTTCTTTTCCATACCTCTCGGCAAATTGATGTAATTTTTGAGTTTTTACAGTTTTGTCAATTTTGTTCCAATTATCAAGTTTGTTGCTATTTTTCTCTTTTTCTAATAACCGATCAAGTGCATTATAACTATCTTCGTTATTATTTGTATATGAGGGGGGTACTATATTATTAGATAGGTCGGGCGTTTCAATCGGTTTATCAGCGAACATTATTACTGCCTACTTCTTTATATTATATAACGAGTATTATCTATCTCCTTTTTCTTATATGTTTATAACTGTTCATAAAGATATTTACATAGTCTAATTATGGAGAACATAAAAAAAATAAATATAAATGTCCCTGAAATAAATGATCAATTAGAGAACAATAGTATATCAAATACTAAAATCATAAATATAGATTTAACACCAAAAAAGGATAATAATGAATATGTAGAAAAAGATCCGAAAATACCCCGAAAACGCATTGTGACGAATAATACAGAATGGTCATTTTCAGAATTAGAACTTTCAAATGAGAATCAGTATGTATATGTAAAACAGTTATACGAAGGAAGTGTAGAACATATAAATAAACGAATATGCAACATAATTATAAAACAATTAAAATATAAATTATCAGGATATCATAATCAAGATGTTTTAAAAAACAAATATTCAGAAAGCGAGTTTATAACAATAGACAAGATATTGGAGTTGCTTGTACAATGTAAATGTAAGTGTTATTATTGTAATTCATATACAAAGGTTCTCTATGAATATGTAAGAGAACCGACCCAATGGTCACTTGAACGCATTAACAATGACATAGGGCATAATGATGGTAATGTTACAATTGCATGTTTAAATTGTAATTTAAGGAGGAGAACAATGAACCAAGAACGCTATGTTTTTACAAAACAATTATCATTGATAAAAAAAGAATAACTTTCATTCAAAATATATAAACCTGTTCTACTAATACAATGTATTATATGGAACAATTGACAGATCATAATCATGTTTATGATAAATTGAACTATTTTCATGTTTCTGGAAAAATACCACATTTGATTTTGTATGGGTACCATGGAACAGGAAAGAAGACAATATTAGATTGGTTTATAAATAAGATTTATAATGAGGATAAACCTAGTATAAAGAAAAATGTAATGTCAGTCAACTGCGCACACGGTAAAGGAATAAAGTTCATACGTGACGAATTGAAATTTTTCGCAAAGATAAATATTCAATCCAATAATGGATCAACCTTTAAATCAATCATATTATTAAATGCAGATTATCTAACAATAGATGCCCAGTCCGCATTAAGAAGGTGTATAGAATTATTTAGTCATAATACACGTTTTTTTATTGTGATTGAGAACAAGGATAAATTATTAAACCCCATTTTATCGCGTTTTTGTGAAATTTATATTCCAGAACGTTTTGAGAACAATAATATAATAAATTTACATTCTCATTTTACAAACCAAACATACAATAATAATAATAATAATAATAATATAGATTTAAGTTGGATAAGTGATAAACTAGAAACACTAAGTGAATATACAATAACACATAACGATCTAATTAACGTCGCAAATGAATTATATGAAAAAGGATATTCAGCGATCGATTTAATAGATTGTGTTCAACGTTCTTCTTTATTTAATAAAGAAGAGATATCACGAATTTGTATGTGTTTCAAAATTATAAAATCCGAGTATCGTAGTGAGAACCTATTAACATTATACATATTAGATTATATGTATTTACGTTCAAATACAGACTTAAAAAGTGTTATAACAATATAATTAGATATGGACGATTTTGTATTATCCAATTTGCAAGAATCAAGAAATGAATGGTGTTCTCGTTTGGTAAGTATATTTACACCATTAATCAGCGATGGTATTAAATCTATATTTAATGAAGGATGGAAACTATGTTTAGACAATGACGAAGCCGCCAAATATTTAATGACATTTCAAAACTTATTATCCCGCATTCCTAAATGGAACAGTGAAATTATTGAAGATGAACGAAAACGTATTATTGAGCGTAGTGGGTGTAATTATTTAGAAGATTTGATTACTTGTGTTCATATTATTCAATTAAAGGTATTAACATGCATACGTGTAGGAAATAAACAGAAGAAGATTGATATTTCAATACCGAAACTTGATAATTTTATTCATAAAGTTTATATAAATGTTGCTCGTAAATTGTATGCAAATATCTATTTATTTGATAAAAGTATTACACCATTACAGCAACAGAAAAATGCACGTGAAGTTGAGAACATTGTTCAAGAAAGTATTCTAATATCTATTCGTGAAAGTATTCCAACGGAGGCAATTATTCGTGCCTATATGGATGAAAGTCTAGAACAAGAAGAAGAGGTTATAATAGAAAAGATAGAAGAGCCCGAATCCGAGCCTGAATCCAACGCAAATAATGATACTGTCGCGTCCGAAAATACTGCTGAGAATTCTATTACTAAGGAAGAGGAATTGCCTGCAATTGTCCCAACTATTCAAGATATTGATAATGAAAACGTTGTTACCAAGTTATCATTTAATGACTTAGACCATGTATTAGATGAAACTGATAATGTAAGTAATATAGAAGCTCCAAAGAATATTGAACGTTTGGAAGAAATAAGTACATCTCGCGCAATCCAGCGTAAATTAGATGAAGAAAGCGATGATGAAGACCGTATTCAAATTCATAATGATTCTATTGATTTAAGTGGTTTTGATGTATTGGACAAAGAACCAGGAATAAAAACGATCCCTGATCCACTTGTCTTAGATAATGTAGAGGAGTTGTTTTAATCATCTAATAATTTAGGAATATGCGTATAGATAAATATATAAAAATCAATCCGTTTTATATATTTTTACCAAACAATGGAGAAAATATTTATGTTAGCATTATTAATAACATTTTTGTTTTGTTCCTTAAAAATAATTGAAATGAAATATGTGACAAAGGAATGGAAACCATTAAAAACAGTAATTCGTGACGCAGTAATTGTATTTGTAGCAAGTATGGCTTCAACATTTGTATTCAATGTATCTAATGGAACACTTAGTGATTTTTTCAATATTGTTACTGATAATAAAGTATTAAACCCTGCCACAACTGAAATATTTACAGGTGATCCTGGTTTTTGATCATACCATTTTTGGTAAATTCTGGAATATAATTGAATACATTAATATTACTTGGTAGATGTTCTCTATCAATATAAGACACAACATCATTTGCAATATACAATGTATATTGCATATCAGAATTATTTACTAAACACTTACTTGTCCATTTGTCTAATTTCAATACTTCATTTAAACCAACAATGCGTCCAGTAACACCAAGATGTTGGGGGGGACGTTTTCCAGGTCGCCCATTTGTATGTTTTATTCTCCATTCACAAGACAATGCGTTCTTATGATCAACAAAACCGGTAAGCAATGCATATATTTCCCACCCACCGCCACGTCCATGTGTATATACTGCGCCACCGGATATTTCTTCATTATGTTGTCTGAGACGACGGTATGGATTATTTGTTGATCCATTATAAGACAAGTGACTATATCGTTGTTGTTTATTCCTTAAAATATAACAATACCATTGTTCTTGTGGCGTGTCAATCTCAGACATAATTATCTTAATATACAAAATGGATATTTTATTGATACAACAAATACGTAAATATCCATTTTGTATAACCTATTATTTACTCAGGTTCTCAATATAGTAATAAAAATTAGACACAACAAGGTAGACAATCAATATCTGTAAGATCACTTGCTTGTATTTCTTCATTAGATAAGAATTGATTAAAATAGGAGTGGTTTAATTGTTCTTGTGGAGTATGATTATGTACTGTTCTCGCCACCATCTTATATAATTTGAAATTAGGATAACGTTCGTCACCATTTCTTTTGTATAATACATTTTTTCCTCTATCATCAGAGCACCACCGAACAATAGTTTGTTGTAAATCATCATAGAGTGATGGATCAATATCATCAGGAATAATAAAATCATATACAGAACATCCTAGCCGACATAGGTCAAAACTATAATTTGGTTCAATAACGGGCTTGGTTTCATCGTAATAAGGTTCGCAATTATATTGAGTAGCAGCATCTCCACCTGGTCCAAAACTATCACTGCACATAATCTTACCTTTATATTTGTAAATGCTGCGACCAAAATCAATTAATTTGAATATTTTTCCATACGTAGGTACCTTGTATGTTTTGTTCTCAAATTTGTAATATAAAAATGCTTTTTCAGTAGGGATATACATAATGTTGTTTGTATGTAGGTCATTGTGTGTAAAATGAAACATCTTTTGGTAAGAAATTAACACCATTATAATCTGAAATAATGCAGATGCCGCATTATCCTCGTTAATTTGATGTTTTGAAAATAACTCATCCAATGTTCCCGTACATTTTTCTAAACAAATTAGCTGAACTGGAAAGTTGTTTATATAGCCATACTGAGTTTCATCTATATCATTGGATATTGTACTACCTGTTTCATCACTAGAATTTGATTCAGTTTCCCAGTCACCATCATCCTCTTGTGAGCTAATATCTTCATCTGAACTATCATTACACTCGCTATTATCATCGCTAGATGAGGTTTCACTTGTATTACCCGAATTATTTGAAATAGGTTCAGTTACATTGGTATAAACAATTTCAGTGTCTTGACTAGTTAAATCAGCCGTGGTTAAATCTTCGGTAATGGATATAGCACTTATATTATGATTATTTGTATTTGATATTCTTAATTTCGCACGATTTGTTCTTGATCCATTTGCATATAATGAATTATGATCATGGTTACATATAGAAAATAATTTATCTATATTATCATTAAAGTATTGCGAAGTAATTAAATACTCCATATCATCTACAACATCCATTTTGAATTTATCTTGAATGCCAAGAAAACTACCATAAAAATCTATGCCATGCACAAAATTATATTCATGTAACGTTTTACTTGATAAGTAATAAAAGAAAGAATCTGTATATGCAGAATTATTTGGATCGTCTAATTTAGAGAACCCAATTCTATTATATAAAGGCAATCTACGAATATTATCACCGTCATTTTTGTATTTTCCAATCATATATCGTATTGGGTCTAATAATGGAGAATACTTGATAAAAACAGGCTTGTTATAAATGATATTTTGATTTATATCTTTTACCGTATCGGTAGATACCATATGATATTTATGATTTAATTGAATATTATTGAAATTATTTTCCGATAAGGACAAAAAACGATGATATATAGGATTATAATTTTGAAGTTTTGTTATACGAAACGGATTATAGTTATTAATCAAATCATCTTCTGAATAATTATAAGTTTCTTCTAAATGATTTATATGAATCAGATTGTTCTCGTGAGTAGCTATTGAAAAAATAGGCAATGTTGTCATTTTATGTATAAAATAGTATAAGTGTTTCTTATAAAATTTTTTATCATTTTAAACTAATCATTTAGCACGTTTGATTATAGATAGAAATATATGCTTTGTTATTATACCATAGACAAATATGACATTAGAATTGAAAAAATTTAATATGCGAGAGATTACATTTAAGCCGGACGAGAATAAAGGTCCGGTTATTGTTATGATTGGTCGCCGTGATACGGGAAAATCATTTTTAGTAAGAGATTTGTTATTTTATCATCAAGATATACCGATCGGGACTGTTATTTCAGGAACAGAAGCAGGTAATGGGTTTTATGCTGCTCATGTACCTAAATTATTTATTCATGAAGAATATAACACAGTTCTAATTGAGAATGTGTTACGACGACAAAAAACAGTATTAAAACAGGTGAATAAGGAAATAGAAACATATCGTAGGACAACAATAGATCCCCGAGCGTTTGTTATATTAGATGATTGTTTATATGATCAATCTTGGACCCGTGATAAAATGATGAGGTTATTATTTATGAATGGACGTCATTGGAAAGTTATGTTAATTATTACTATGCAATATCCATTAGGTATTCCACCGAATTTAAGAACAAATATTGATTATGTTTTTATTTTAAGAGAACCTTATCTTACCAATAGAAAACGTATATGGGAGAACTATGCAAGTATGTTTCCTACATTAGAAGCATTTTGTGGCGTTATGGACCAAACAACCGAAAATTATGAATGTTTGGTTATCAATAATAATGCAAAATCAAATAAGTTGAATGACCAAATTTTTTGGTATAAAGCAGAGAAAAAACCCGATTTTAAATTAGGATCAAAAGAGTTTTGGGAAATATCTAAAAATATGGGTTCCGACGATGAGGATGAATATGATCCGAGTAAAGGAAAAAAGCGTACTGGACCTGCAATTAATGTAAAAAAAAGTAAGTGGTAATATTATTTGTATAGTATTTTATGGATCATATTTTGATTCATCTTCTTCTTCATAATAATCATCTTCGTCTGAATTATATTGATTGGTAACAATATTTGCATCATCTATATTTATACTAGCAACATTTTCTATAATATTTGTATCTATTGTTAATGGCTGATGTTCAAACAAATTTGTTTGACATAAATGATCCATTAGACTTTCTAGAGTATTATATTTATTATCATTGTCTAAGCATTCTCTGAATTCATTAGATAGTGATATAATATTTGCATCATCTATATTTATACTAGCAACATTTTCTATAATATTGGGATTATTGCTATTTAACTCATCGTCGTCATCATCTTCGTCTTCGTCATCATCATCATCTTCGTCATTATTATCGTCATCATCATCATCATCTTCGTCTTCGTCATCTTCGTCATCATCATCGTCATCATCATCTTCGTCATC